AAAATAATCCATATGCAATTTGTCATGCTCAGTTGGGTCCTAAGAAAAATGCTAAGTTCGAAAGGTGCGTTAAGGCAGTCAAAAAGAGTTTGAAAGAAGGAACTTCTCCGATGAATTTTTTTATTGAAGAAAAAATTGTATCTTTGGTTGAAAATTATTTAGAACCAAAAATGACAAAAGCAGAGTTCCTAGAAACAATTGCCGAACAAGGAGTAATCCGTCGTTCAGTGTATAAACCCAAATCTAAAAAAGGTAAGTCTATCAAAATGAGTAGACCAATTGGTGATTTGGGTATGTTACAATCAATGAGTGAAGCCGGTACTGAAACAGTTCCCGCTAAGCCTACGACAAAACCTGATACAAAGCCTGGCACTAGACCAGCCCACCCGGGAAAAAAACCTTTCGAAGGTCCTAATCCAGGACCTAAAGCCTCGCAGAAGAAAATTGAAAAGGCTAAAAATGATGTATTAAAAATAATTCAAGGTATTCTTCGTGATGGCAAAAAGTAGAAAAATTCAGGAACAAATTGATTACGGGGATTACCCCGAGAGAATGGACCCTAAATTTGAACGGAAACTTAGGGACCCAGAAAATCCATTAGCAAAAAATCCTGTTTTCCAAGGGGGAAACGAGCAAATACAACGTTTGGCCACAAGGAGATTTAAGCAGGTCGTGGACAAAGTTAGGGAAGTTACTGGTGTTGAATCAATAAATTCTCCTATGATGGCTAGAATGTTAATGGAGGAAATTTTGGCTAAAATTCCCACTATTGTTAATATTGAGTCTCGCCACAAGGATACACTTGAAAACCTAGCAATCGAGGCTACACTAGACGAGGCTCAGATTCCTAAAGATTGGTTTGTAATTGAGGCTTATCTTAATCGACAGCCACTCGACATAAGCAATTTCAGACTAGCCGCAGATGAGCTTGGCGAAGAAAATGAGGAAGAGGCTAAAGAACTTATGATTAAAGCTGGGTTTGAGATAGAAGAACTCACACCCAAAGAGATATTAGAGTTAGAAAAACACAAACGTAATATAATAAATGCGATAATTCAGGGTACTTCAAAAAAAGGGCATTTTTTATTCCAAAAACCAGAAGTTAGAAAAAAACTTAATGAAATTGACCCTAGACTTTATCAAATGTATCTTGAGTTGATGGCTTTCAACGATTTCATGTATTTTACTATGGAAGATATGATAGAAATCGCTAGCGATACTGGGCGTGGAATTGCCGCAATGGTAGAATTAGGTGATTCTGATGGTGAAGATGGTGGTGAAGAAGGCGGTGGCGAAGAAGCTGCTGACACAGTAATTAAAGCATATGGATTAATTTTTCCAATGCTATGCCATGAAATTCTTAAAGGAATTGAAGAGGCTAAAGGTAGATATGGTCTACCTGAAGACCCAGAAACTCGTGAAAAAGTTATGGGTCAAACAGATACTTTGCCCATGGAGGCATGGTCTCTTAGAATCGGACCACAAGTTGTTGAAAAAATTCGTTTTGCGTTACCTGACGAAATGTTTGATGATGAGAACAAGGGTTTGATAAATTGGTTCCAAATGGAACTTTATAAACTCCCTGCTGAGGAATTTCTGGAAATAGTCGGAAATGCAATTTCTGACGACTCAGACAAAAATTCAAAAGCAACTGATAAGTTTGAAGAACTCATAAAAGTGGCTAAGAAAAATAAGGAGGAATATGAAAGTTTTGAATCTAGTGAAGATTTAGAAGATGATGGTTTAGATTTCTTAGCAGGCATAGGGATTTCCCGACCTGACTAAGAATTTATGACTAAAGAACAAGTAATCATAGAGTACAAGAAGTGCATGAAAAGCACTGCTTATGCTCTTAAAACTTATTTACAGACCTACGATAATACAGTTTCCAAATACGTACCATTGGAATTGTTTCAAGACCAAGTGCAACTGGTTGAAGATTATGAGGAATATAATGAAAATATTGCTCTTAAGTACCGCCAGGCGGGTGTTTCAACAGTAACAGCTGCTTGGGCAAGTAAAAGATTAGCATTTGCTAGGAAAGAAAAGCCTGAAAAAGTTCTTATTATTGCCAACAAACTCGACACTTCCGTTGAATTTGCCAACAAAATTAGGGGATTTACTGAACAATGGCCAAGCTGGGTCGGTATAGGCTTTGCGCCAGAAAAAAACTCTGCAAGACACTTTAAATTATCTAATGGTTGTGAAGTAAAAGCCGTGGCAACTTCAAGAGATGCTTTAAGGGGTTATACACCGACCACCCTAATCTTTGATGAGGCGGCCTTTATTGAGGCTGATAGTGATTTCTGGGCAGCTTGTATGGCATCTTTGTCAACTGGTGGTAAGGTCATTGTAATTTCAACACCAAACGGCTTTGACCCAATTTATTACGAAATCTACGACCAAGCTTTACGAAGCATGAATGATTTCAAGATAACGGAAATGTATTGGTATAGAGACCCCCGATACACCAAAGATTTTTACATGGTAAAAACCAATGATATTGTTCATTATCTGCTCAATAAGGATGAGTACCCAAAAGAAAATATAATTGACTTATCGGCTGAAAATAGACGTGAAAGACAACTTTCCACACTTCATCAATACATTGAAGACGGATTTAAACCTTGTTCTTCTTGGTTTGAAAGTATGGTCAAAAAATTAAAATATGACAGAAGAAAGGTTGCTCAAGAATTGGAGTGTAACTTCCTAGGGTCTGGAGATAATGTTTTTGATTCTCAAATGCTACAGACAATTCAAAAAAACGATATCAAAGAGCCTGAGGCTAAACTTATTGGTGGACAACTTTGGATTTGGAAAGAGCCTGAAAACGGTCACAAATATGTTATGGGTGTAGATGTTTCACGAGGCGATTCCGAAGACTTTTCTTGTATTGAAATTATTGATTTTGATTCTAGAGAACAAGTTTTAGAATTTGTCGGTAAACTACCCCCAGATACTTTAGCAGAAATCGCATATAAGTGGGGTATTATGTACAATGCTTTATGTGTTATTGACTTAACAGGTGGAATGGGTGTTGCAACCGCTAGAAAACTACAGGAGTTAGGATATGAAAATTTCTATTTTGATGGGGTTGATATGAGTAATAAGTGGAAATACGACCCAAAAATTAAAGAAAAAATTCCTGGAATAAATTTCAATAACAAAAGAGTTCAAATTATTGCGGCCCTTGAAGAAGCTATTCGTCATGATTTCAAAATACGTTCAAACAGGCTGATGAATGAAATGGGAACTTTTATTTACATTAATGGAAGACCAGACCACCAAAGGGGTCATCATGATGATGCTATTATGGCAATTTCTATGGCTCTATATGTAGCAGAGGCAGCTTTTCCTTCTTTAGTCAAAGTGGCCAACCACACAAAAGCTATGTTAAATTCGTGGAGTACGGTAATGACAGAAAACAAAGACAAGTCTGAATTTTTCAACCCTTCTATTCCTCAATTTTCTCAACCCGGAATGGGTCAAACAAAAAATTACTCAGCATCAAGGGCCGACTATGAAAAATATGGTTGGTTATTTGGCAGGTAAAACTATTTATATTAAACTCACATAGTTTAAGTTTAGTGCAATGGAAAATAGAAATTTAACGGTTTGGCAAAGATTATCTAGGGCATTAGGTCCTGATGCTTTGATGAATCAAGATTTTCCCGTCTACAAATTAGATAAGAAAGAACTTTTAAGAACAACCGATAAAGGTGAATACGAAAGAGAAAAGTTACAGGCTAAACAATCTTTCTATTTAGCAAATCAGTTTGCAAAGGTTGAAAACAATCTTTACACGCAAGCAATCTATTATGAGCCAAACAGACTAGCATCATATTACGATTACGAATCTATGGAGTATACTCCTGAGATTTCTGCTGCTCTAGACATTTATGCCGAGGAATCTACCACACCCAATGAGGATGGTATTATCCTACAGGTTTATTCTGAATCTAAAAGAATTAAATCTGTATTAGTTGATTTATTCAACAACGTATTGGACATCAATACTAATTTAGCAATGTGGACAAGAAACACCTGTAAGTACGGTGATAATTTTGTTTACATGAGGTTAGACCCAGAAAAAGGTGTTGTAGGATGTCAACAATTACCAAATATTGAAATTGAAAGATTTGAACAAGGATTAGCAACAAGGAATTCTACTGTTGGTGTTCCTCAAAACACTGAGGACAAAGGTTTAAGATTTACCTGGAAAACTCAAAATATGGAGTTCCAACCATGGGAAGTCGCTCACTTTAGACTTCTAGGTGACGATAGAAAACTACCGTATGGAACCTCTATGTTGGAAAAATCACGTCGTATTTGGAAACAACTTTTACTTTCAGAAGACGCAATGTTGATTTATCGTACTTCACGCGCACCAGAAAGAAGAGTATTCAAGGTTTATGTTGGTAACATGA